TGATTCGTCATAAAAAACACCGCTATATTGAACTACATTATTTTTTAAATTATCTAATCCAGCTTTTAAATCTTTACTGTCCGGATTAGTTCCAGTTGAGCTTGAGATTATTTTGTATTCATAATATCTATTTTTTAAATCCCTTTTAACAGAGGCATCTTTTATATTATTTTGAGATGTATCTACTGTTGCAGAAGCTCCGCTCTCAAGTAATCCACCAAGTAATCCACTTTTTTTATTAAGTTCAGTCAAGTTTTGTAATTTCACAAGGGCTTGCTTGTTGCCTATTTTTCTAATAATAATGTTTCCATTGCCATCAGTGCCTAAAACTAATCTTCTTTTGTCAGCTAGTCTTTGAATTAACTCGTAAGCACTTTCATCTTTACTAAATCCAATTCCTTCCGAATTAGAAAATGGCTCTATATCTCCATACTCATTGATAACTGCAATTTGATTTTCTGCCAAAGCCAAGCCTTCTTCAAAAGAGGTTGGAATATTAAATTTACTTGCCAGAGATGTTAGGCTTGAAGGTATTTTTATTTTAGAAATTGAAGTTCCTATTTTTGTAGCACTTAAAACTTCATAACCAACAGCTTCTAAAACCTTTTTTAAAACATTCTCAAAGGTCGTAGGTGTTGCAAAAACTTTGTTTGATATTCTGCTATCAATCAAATCAGAAACTTTATCTCTACCAGAAAATCTTACATCACAAGAGCCAACAGAATAATCAATATCAACCTCATCAATATAGCCAGTTAAAAAAGGCTCATCATCTAAATAAAGTTTAATTCCTTGCCCTTCATAAAAAATATCGGCATCTTGAGTTGGAATATTTATGTCAATATTAAAAGTCTTCCCAAAGAAATCCAAACTTTCATTTACAGAAACAGATTTAAAGGTTTTAAAGCTAACCCCCGCTATATCTATTGTTATGTTATCTTCAAAAGCCATTATTCGGAAAGTATATTAATATTTCCGCTAACAAAAGCAGGGTCTTCAATATTGTTTAAAAGAAGTATCTCGTCAGACCTATCGCTAGTTCCATAATAATTATATGTCAAAACCGCACTTGGTACACTATTTGTTTTTATGCTAACATAAAACGGCAATGTAGTTCTTAAATTTTTAAGAAATGATGTAGTTCCAACTTTAAGATTTTGTAAGTTGTAATAAACATCTTCATCTATTTTATCTGGGTTCAAACTATCAAAAGCAGTGCTTAACCTTTTAATCATGCTGTCTATTTCTTCTTGCGAAGTGTAATCAATATTTGTTGATGCAAGGCAGGCAACAGCTAATGATGATGTTTTAAAGTAATTATCTAACTCTTGATTATTTGTGTTAAGTTGTTCATTCCTTGCAGAAGAAGCTGGGTATTGTTCGTTTTTGCTTGAATCAAAAATATTCAAAGCAATGTCAACCATTGTTTTAAAACTATCTGTAATTGCCGATATTGCTCCAAAAATATTTTGAAATCTTCGCGAAAGATTTGATGGCGTTTGCATCAGCTCTGTCAAAGAAGCTGTCAAATCCGCAATATCAGCAACAAAAGCCGCAGCTTCATCAGCAACACCATTTACAGTAGAAACAATGTCATTTACTGTTTGTGTAGCATTTTGAATGTAATCCCTTGAAATATTCCATACTTCAATTCCTTTGTCATAATACTTAGCAAAAGAATCAAAAGCAGCTTTAGCACTCGCAAAATGCTGGTCAAACCATTTAGACAAAGCACTTTTACTATCTCCCTCTTCAGGATATTTATTGACACTTGATTCGGCAAAAGTTACTTTATACCTAGCAATTCCTAGTTGGTTGATAAAATCTTCATCAACAGAAGCGGAAACAACTACAACTTTTTTCTTGCCAATAGTAGGATGGGTTAAAGTTCCTCTTCCAATTGCGTTTAGGTTATCTTCTAGATTCTTTTTAGATCGCTTATATCGTGAGAAAGTAGTTTCTTGAATTTCAATATCAAAGTCATAAATTCCAGACTTCTTACCCATATCTTGAACATATCTTTCAGAAGAGTTTGGATATTCGTGAATAACTGTTTTTCTTCCTAACCCGCTATCAGAAACATTCCTTGCATAAAAAAGAGCATTTTTGCCATTTATGCTATAACTTGCTTTAAAAAATCCGCTTAGTATGCTCATTTCTGCCCCGCTTTTACAGTGGAAGGGCGATTAGATTTGACATCTTTTACTTGAATATTGTTGTCGGATTTAATTGTAATTTCTATTTTTTGAGGTTCATTATTCATTCCCATAAAACCACCAATTGTAGATAAGTCATTTGCAAAAATATTCTTTCCACTTTTATCTCTGAAATAATTTTTATCAAAATCTTCACCAACAAAATCAATATACTCTTTAAAAGGATTTGTATCTCCTGTTCTAGCAGCTATGGCACCAGCAGTTATTAAGGCACCACCATATTTACTAGCTCCATAAGTTGTTAATTTTGCTAAATCAAAAACAGTTTGACCATATGTATCTGCAAATTTATCTCTAAAATTTTCTACTTTTTGTTCAGGTTTTTCTTCAGGAAATAAAGCATTTTTTATAGCCATAATATCATTAGCAAAACCTGTAATCCCGCTTGTAAAAGAACCTACGCTCTTTACAAAACTTGTCAGTCCTCTTACCGCCCCAATTTGAGTATCGTAAGTAAGTAAGCCAATTTGATCTCCAAGCTCTTGAAAAGCATTTGACAGTCTCTTTTCCTCTCTGCCTAAAGTAAATGATTTTTTAATCATATCCTCGCCAAACATTTCTTTCATTACTTCAACAAACTCTCTTAAAATATCTACGGAAGGCAATTTTCCTGTTGCCATAGCTTGAGTAAAATATATACTAGCATTTTGATCAGTTATCCCTTTTACACCATGTTTTTCCGCATATCTTTTATATGCTTTGTGCAACATTGGCTTTGCACCCGGAAGGTTAGCCATTTGCAAATTAACCTCTTGAGCATTTAAGACTTGTTTTGATAACATATCTTGAAAACCAAGCATGGTTCTTTCAAAGGCGGGTGTATCTAATTTTAATATTCCCGCATATCCACTTACATTTTCAAGCAATCCTTTTATCAAAGGAGCATCAGAAGCTCCTCCAGTTCCAAGTAATTTTAGATAAGATGGAGCAATAGTTGTAAAGTCAGCACCATATTTGTCAGCAACTCCTCTTAAATAATTAACTTCACCTTCAGATGTAGCTCCTTGCATTCCTTTTACTGTTGGAATTAAAGCAGCTAAACCAGCTCTTAAACCATCCATTTCAATAGTTACATCATGAATTTTTGAAGGCACAGATACAGCCATGTCAATTGCTCGGTAATAACCCATACCTTTAGCGACATTTGCAAGAGAAACACCATTTCCGCCACCAAAAAAACCGCCTTGTCTTTGCAATCCGCCTCCTCTTGAAGTTTGCTGTGGTTGGCTTGGTTGTGAAGGTGAATTATATATTGGGTCTTGATTTATTGTTCTACCAGTTCCAGTAACATCTATCATCGGTCTTTGACCATAAGACATTACAGCACCGCCTCTTGAATATGGGATTATTCCAGTTCCAGCAGCATTGCTTCTATAGGTTGAATCTATCGGTATAGTAAAGTTTGACTTATAACCTCTGGGATTGTAAGATCCGCCGCTGCGTCCTCCACCCATCATTATAAATGGATTGTTAAACGGGACTATGGCATTTTTAAGGCTTTTTTCATAAGCCCTGTTGGCTCTAAGTGCCGCTGCATTTATCTTAGAAGAGGAAAAGCTTTCACCAATTAAAGTAAATCCAGTTTTTGCTTTTTTTAATCTTTCAGCAGATGTTGCAATTTTCTCATATTGTTTTGCAAAATTTGCAAGTCCTTGAAAATCACTACTATTAAATTTAAATTTGGTTAGTTCTTTTATTTCAGATAATTCTTCTTTTAATTTTTTTGTAATTGCAGAATATCCATCTAAAACTTCTAAGGTATAGCTTATTTTATTGCCTTCATTGCTCATCTTCTATACCCCCTACTTCTTGAGTTAGCTAACTCTAGGGCTTTCTTTCTTTCATCAGTGGCTTTCTTTTGCTCGGATTGGCTATCTTTTACAGCTATATCATACCATTCAAATAATTCAGGGAAAGCCATATTGTTAATATCGTTGTAGGTAAAAGCATTTGTATATTTTAAGAAGCTGAAAATTGATTCTCTAAACTTGCGCCTTTCTACTTTGTCGGCAAGAAAGGCGATATGTCTAAAAAATTTGAAGTATACTCCTCCAATAATATAACAGAAGCTCTAAAGTCTAAATCATCAATTTTAAGTTTTCCGCCTTCAATTGCAGCAATATAACCTTTTTCACAAAGAAAATTAAGAGCTTCAAACTTTTTATTCATTGTTAATAAATCTAAAAGCTTATCAGAATCGCAGAATTTAAGAGATAACAAATTTACTTCTTTAGTCTTCTTATACTCATTGTTAAGAAAATAAGAACATTCTGATAAAAGTGGATATTTTTTTTCTTTTAATAATTCAATCATAATTAGTTAGAGTTAGTTCTAGTTACTTTAGCAGCATTCCAAGTTAAAGAAATAACGCCATCAGAACTGTGTTGAAAAGTAGGATCGTTCATTAGAGAGGCGTTTCTATATAATCTGCTTTGACCAGCACCATCTGGTATTAGGTTAAGTATGTGCGTTCCGTTGCTAGATTTCCAACCTTCTATTAAAACAATTGGATCAGAATCGCTATCAGAATCAACCATCATTATATCAAAACTTATTTCGGAAAATTGAGTTTCTAAATTTTCAGATGTTACAACAACAACAGAACGACCAGATACTTGCACTCTAGTATTAGTCTCTCCAAATCCACTTTTTTCAACTAAAGTATTTGGAACATAAAGAAATGCCTTACCATCTATTTCAATTCGCTTTGGAGTAAAAGTATCTACCATATTTTATTATAATTGTGGTGTTAAATCAAAAGTAAATGAATCTAATTGACCCATTAAGTTAAATTTCAGTGAACTAGTAACTGCTCCAGTTGAAGTATTAACTACAACGCTTAGATTTGTTTTAAATTCAGTCTCAAGTTCTGCTGAATATTGAAGCACATTATAAGGAAAATCAGTTAAATCTAACCAAAGAGCAACAATATAAGCTCTAATTGATTTTTCGTTAGCATAAGTTGCTAATGGATTGTTTGGTAAATCTCCCTCAGTTAAACCAGATTGAGCATAAAAACTTTTCATATTTTTGAAAATATACTCTCTGGCAATAGTGGCGCAATCAGACTTATTTAATGTTTGATAAGTATAACCATCAGCAGTTGGAGTAGCTTGTTTGTAAGCAGTTGTCCAAAATTTATTAGTAACTGCAACAGTGCCGCTTTCATCCATACTTAAAGTTGAACCACCTAAATCACCCAAACCTTCAATTTCAATTAGAGTAAATCCTTTTCCAGTTGTAATAGTGTTTAGGTCGTTGAGTTTCATATTAGCATAAGGCAAGCCAGCAGTAAATAAACCACCTCTATTATTATTACTCATCATAAATGAGCTGATAGAAGCATTTGTTTTAAGTCTTTGCGCTCTTAAACCAGCAATATAAGCTGGTAAAACATAATCTAACTCAACAATTTCACTACCTTTCCAATCAGAATCATTCACTAATTTTAAACAGATATAAGGAGTAATTACTTTTGAAGCTAGTGTTGCAGGAGCTAAAGCTGTTACATGGTTAGCATAAGTATCAGTTTTGCAAACTATACCAACGCCATCTAAGATAGCATTTACAGTATTAAACTTAGCTTCTAAATGAGTTTTTACAGTTGATAAAAAGCATACTGGAAAAATAATATCATATCTTGCAGCATCAATTTTAGATAAAATACCAGTCAAAACTGGATCAGTTGCGCCGCTTGTAAAAGTTGTTATTGTTGCAGCAACTCCACTTGGCAAAGTTTCAACTTTAATAGAAATTCTATTGCCTTCTGTTCCTTTATTTTTAGCTGTGAAGGTAACTGTTCCAGTAACATTTGCGGCAGTCACTGGTGAATTGTTATCTGCACTAATAGCAGTAACTAAATCAGCACCAATAGTTGTTGCTGTTGAGGCTGTTGTTACTGCAATTGCATATTTGTTTTTAGTGTAAGAACCAACAGTTACATACAAAGTACCAGCAACAGGGCTTGAAGCTGTAAAAGCAACTGATCCAGTAGCTTGAACGCCAGAGCCATTATCCGAAACAATAATTGCATCTAATCTTGTGTTAGGGCTTGCTTGTCTAAAAGCGTCAATCATTAAATGACCAATTGAGCCAGCTCCACAAAGGTCTTTACC